TTTTGTAAAATATCTAAAACTTGGCTGGGAATTTCAGATATTTCATATGTCCTAGACAGTGTAACTTTCATCATATCTCCATTATAATATATTTTTAATTTTTTGTCAAGTGTTAATTTGAAATAATGTTGGCCCAAACGGTGGCAGTACATAGGCCAAGTATGCTCGTGATAAGCAGCCAAATAAGACGTGTGGAGGTGTTTTTCCAAGTCTCTAATTCACGAATGCGTGCATAGATACCTTGGTCTGGATCATAGACTGCTTCCCTAATATGGGATATATCATTTGCCATCTCAGTTTGCTTCTCTTTGACAAATTCGATCCCATCGACCATTCTTTCGAGTTTGCCGTTAAGTTCTATTAAAGTTTGAGTATTTTCATCCATCAAAAACTACCTTAATATTAAATAGTATTTAGTATTATTCCTGCACAATGGCGTAATTCGTTGTAATCAAGGTAGAAGACACCGACACGGCGTTTTGAAGGGCGGCGCGTGTAACCTTAACTGGGTCGATTATCCCTTCTTCGTACAGATCTACAACGTCGAGGCTTTTAGAGGCAAAATTAATCCCTTCACTGCCTGCACATGTTTCAACCTTGTTTAAAGCAATGTCTGGTGAGTGCCCTGCGTTGGAGGCGATTTGTCTTAGCGGCTCCTTTACAGAATCTAGAATAATTTTGACGCCTAGGTCCTGATCCTCGTTCTCGCTTTCAACTTTTATGTTTTGGGAAGCTCTTATTAAAGCGACCCCGCCACCAGGGACAATACCTTCAAGCTGAGCGGATCTAACTGCTTCTAGAGCATCCTCAATTCGGTGCTTCTTCTCGATCATTTCAATTTCAGTGAGGCCGCCGGCGCGGATGATTGCAACGCCGCTGGCTAGGCGCGTAATTCGCTCCTGAACTCTTTCAGCTTCATGAATCTCGTCAACCTTTTCTACTTCGTTCTTTAGAATTTCAATTCGGCTCTCGATTTCTTCGATATCACAATCGCCCCCAACAAAAGTTGAATCGAACTTTGTAACCTCAACGGTTTTTACCATACCTAGATTTTCAAGCTTGACATCCCGAAGTTGCAGGCCCGAGGACTGATTAACAAAAGTCGCACCAATTGAAGTCGCCAGGTCCTTAAGAATATTTCTGCGTTCTTCCCCGTATCTTGGTGCTTTAACCGCGCCGACACGCATGGTGCCTCGAATCGCATTCATGATCAAGGCTGCTAGAGCTTGACCTTCGACGTTTTCTGCGACAATCAAAAGCGGTCTATTCTCTCTTGCGACCACTTCCAACACAGGCAGGACTTGATCAACAGATTCAATGGACTCATCCGTAACAAGAACATAACAATCATCATATTTAATTTGGCCGCGGCGCTGATCTGTAACGAATTGGGGCGATAGATAACCTGAGTCTATTCGAAATCCCTCGACAAAATCTAAAGAAGTCTCGATTGATCTGGCTTCTTCTACAGTGATGGAACCATCTTTACCGACACCATCGACAGCAGTAGCAATTAACTTTCCAACTGTTTTATCACCATTGGCAGAGATTGTGGCTACATGTGCAATATCTTCTTCGCTTGCAATTGGAAGAGACATCTCCTTTAAGTTTTCGACAATTTTCTCTACCGCTTTGTCCATCCCTCTCTTAAGCTCTACTGGGGAAACACCAGCATTCAAATACTTTTGAGAGCGGTTCAATATTGCCCTAGCCAATACCGTTGCAGTCGTCGTACCATCGCCAGCGTCATCATTTGTCTGTGAGGCTGCTTGTTTGATTATCTGTGCTGCTGCGTTTTCGAAAGGATCTTCTAGTTCTACAAAACTTGCAATCGTTACACCATCTTTTGTGATGATAGGGTTGCAGTCCTTTTTATGTAGGATTACATTTCGTCCTCGTGGGCCAAGTGTTGATGCCACATTGTCCGCTAAAGTGTTGACGCCCCTTAAAATACCATCATGGAGTGGTGAATCGGAGCAAAACTTTTTTGTCATTTTAACCTCTGTTGCTTGTGTATATTATAACAATTTTTCCGAAAAAGTAAAGGGTTATTTTTCTTTTTTAGCTAGCTTCACTTCGCTTGAGGCTGTTTCTTCGATTGTTGCTGCGTTGTCTGTAGCGGCAGAGCCGGCGCCAATCCCTCGTTCTCTGTCCTTGTCGACAAAGAATACATTTAGGTTATCCGACAAATCTTTAACTGACTGAAAAAGTATCCTAATGTTTTCGCTCAGACTATCTGCATACTTGGAAGCCGTTTCGAGCAAGGCTTGTTGACTCACGTCCAGTACACCGATTGTTCTTGTTTCGAGGATATCTGACCGGCCAGACATTTGACCCTGTGTCATGAGCCAGCCCTTATCAGTGGTGCCGCCCTCGGTTAAGAGGTTCTCTTTAAAAGGTTCTGGTATGTAGTGAACCCACTCAGAGAGTTGTTCTGGTTCTGGCTCTGCTGATTCTGGCTCCGGGAGGTCTTCCTGGCCCCTAGTGAGTTGTGCGCGCACGTTTGGATTAAAGCCATACGTAACTTGCGAAACTTTAAAGAAGGCGTCCCACCCATTTCGCTGAAGGATTGATTTTAATATGTCCACAGAATCTCCCTTTTTTGGTAGCCCAAATTTATTTCTGTCCTGAGAAGATAACTCCATAAGGGGTTTGTTTATAGATTGTCGGCCCGCCAGGAGCATATCGATAACATTCTCCCTAGTAATCATAAACTCTGTAATTTCAATTGCTTCGCCCGTTTCTCCACCTTTCTTAGCTAACACATATTTCATGCCTTGGGGATAACTATTCAACGCCACCAGCAAATTAGTATAGCTACCTTTTATTGGTGTTTTTGGTTTCAAAAGCTTCAGACTCATTGGCACACCGGGATCTTTTTTGTGATACTTAAACGCAATAATGTCTTCTATTGGAAGACCCGCTGTTGTGGGCTCGTCAACCTGATAACCCCCCAAAAGTGCTGCTAAAAAGCCCTCAAAAACAAAGCCTGCCGGCGCGTCTCCGAAACTGTTAAGAACAGAAGAGAGGCTTTCTAGTATGACAAGCGTCGAAATAATACGGCGGGCTCCCCTGATTCGAGAGTCGGGCTCCTGAAGGCGTTGTATGTACATAATTTTACCTTCTAGTGTGGCGGGGCCAGGAACCTGCTTGATGAACAAATCTATCTGTTTCCTCGCCTCTGAATTTGGGTTTCCCCATGCTTCCGATGGGGTGAATTTTGGAAGCGAGAGAAGAAATTTTTCTCCTTCTTCTGTTTTCACTGCGCGGGAGTCTTCCCCCTCGACGAGAAGCTTCCCCTTGAGCAGTCCCATCTCCTCGCTAATCATTTTAACAAGCTCAGGAATGCCAAGCGGCTTCTTTTCCTTTGGGGCAAAATATTTTTCTATTGATTCTTCGATACTCATAGTCTTAATTAGTATTTAAATCTCTGTATTTCCTAAACAATTTCGTCAGCTATTCCATATTTTACAGCTTGTTCTGCTGTAAGATATACATTAATCTTTTTGTCCATCAGTTTTGTCAGTTGTCGTTTGGTCATTTTGGTTTCGTCGACCAAGCATTCCATGTGTCTCTCTTGTATATGTCTGATCTCATCCATCTCATTTTCTAAGTTGTGCAGGTCGCCATGACTACCAGCGACAACACTGTGAATCATAACTCGGCAGTTCTTTGTAATTTTGCGCTTACCTTTTGTGCCAGCCGCCAGGAGAAGCACGCCGGCAGACATTACCTTCCCAAGGGCCAACGTATTGATATCACAGTCTTTTCTAATGATACGCATGGTATCATAAAGCGCGAACATTTCTGCGCCTGCTCCTCCATGAGTTGAAATAATTAAATCGATTGGTTCATAAGTTGTGACAACAACTTCTTTTTTCTTTATCGTTTTAATTTCTTCTCTCTTCCCCATCTCTTTGAGAACCATTAAAGAGTAAGTAATATCTGAAGCTCTCTCCTCATCTATCTCACCATATAAAGAAAGTAGTCTTATTTTAGGCTCTTCCGGCTGGCCAGCGGAAGGGTCGAGTAGCAAAAATTGACTTAGTTGCTCCTCAAGCTCTATGCTTTTCTCATCTTCGTGATTGTTTTGTAACTTTTTATTTTTTATTTTTTTTGTCATTTTTATATATGCTATCTAGCTCATCCATCGCAGATTGCCAGTCATCGTACTTTAGTAAGTATCTGTAAGTTCTAGGAAAGTTAGTTAGCATATTACCAACTGTCGCATTTTTCCAAATTGAAAAAGCTCTGTCGTCGAGTCGTTTTATTTCTTCGACGTTCTCCTCCGGTAATCCGGATTTTTCAAGATTCATATATTTTAGTTGGCGGCTAAAACTGACGTCCTCCGTTACCATACCCAATAGTTTTAGACATTGTTTGTTCACGGACGTTACAAAATTGGCCATGTGACCATAAGCTATGACAGTGGTGATCGCTCTGTATGTAAAAACACCAACGAGAAACCAAATCATATCATTATATTTTTCGAGCATAAAAGACCCCTAAGTTTAACCCTACTAGGTTATCATAACAATACGATTTTGTCAAGCGAATATTTTAAGACTTTTTGGAAAGTCTCTTAAAGATGCGCTGAGTGAGGGCTTCCGCTAAATTTTCTTTTTTGGTCTTTGTGCTCTTCATACCTTGAAGTCTTGCGGAAATTCTCTCTGCAAGCTCGGAAACCATGGCGTCTCTTTGCTCTGCGACCTTGGCAAGCTTCTTTTCTTTTTCTAGCTCGGCCTTTTCTACGTCGGCCTTGGCACGGTCTTCGGCACCAACTGATCGGTCCCGTTCGCGCTTCTGACGGGCCTCTTCGAGGTCAGCATCATCAACGTCCTCTTCCATCATGGGCCCTTCATCTTCCATGCCCATGTCGCCTTCGTCACCCATTTCAGGTTCAAGACCTTCTTCACCACCCATTTCAGGCTCCATTTCAGGCTCAAGGCCTTCCTCGCCCTCTCCGGAGGATACATTCATCTCTACTTCAGGGAAAACTTGTTCAACAGCATCAGCAATGCCTTGTACTAGCTGAGCGATTTTGTCTTCGGGGGCCCCTGCGCCTTCTTCATCGCCCATTTCAGGCTCCATTTCTGGCTCCATTTCAGGCTCAAGGCCTTCTTCGCCTTCTGGTCCTGGAGGCAATTCCTCTTCTTCGTCACGAGCATATGCGGGGCTACCCATTTCTTCAAGCTCTTCTTCCTCTTCCACTGGCTGGAACCGCGAGGACACAAATGTCTCAGCAATTGGCTCTAGAGAGGCTAACTTCATAAAGCGACGGATTGTGCTTTCGTTAAGTAGGGTCTTATCTTTCATTTTAATACTCCTTGAAATAGAAATTTACCTAACATAAATAGTGTCTAAAACCTTAAAACTCTAAAATTGTTTATTATTTTAATCAAATCGTCGGGTGCGCAGAATTCTCTTGTTTAATTTTTCTTTTGCTTTGGTTTCTATTTGCTTTATCCTAACAAAACTGACGCCCATTCTGTCTGCCACTTCTCTCAACGTCATCCTTCCATTTTTGTTGACTGCGACTATTGTACAGTTTAAGTCGTCGGGATATTTAATCCAATGCCTGCAATCTTTAATTGGGCAGGAAACGCCCTTTGAGGAACATAAATCAAAACATTTTTTCATATTTCTGGATTCTCCTTTGCTATTATATCAAAAATATCTTCAATCTCCCCTTCATCAAGACCAAAGATTCTTTTTGTTTCCTCTCCCTTTTTTATCATCTTTCTTACTTTATCGCTCTTTGCTTTACTTTGCGTTTTGTGCTTATCCAAAAAATTTAGCAAATCACTGTCTTTCTCAATATAACCTGTAATCATAGCTCTAAAAAACTCTCCTTGTTTTATGCCATCGGCATGTAATCTAATTCTCAAATCGACATGCCTCTTATCTGTTTCTTCAAAACATATTTTTTTGAGGCTGCTTCCATACTCACTTGACATGTTACCTCCTCAAAATATGAGTGGAGCTTTCAATTTGCCCTGCACTAGTTTGTTCTATAAACCTTGCTTTGGCATGAAGCTCCTCAATTGTCCGGGCGCCAGAGTAGGAAAACCCTGATTTTATTCCACGAACTAGTTCCTTTATTATCTTTTTAACGGAACCTTTATAAGGTATAGTTGTCGATATACCCTCCAACGAACTGACCGAACCTCTCCAGTCAATTTGTGCTTCTCGGCTGGCCATACCTCTGTAAACCTTATATTTACTTCCCTTTGGAGAAGTGTACACGTCCCCGGGGCTCTCATCGGTGCCCGCCAGTAAAGACCCTAGCATAACAAAGTCTGCGCCAGCAGCTAAGGCTTTTGTTATGTCTCCACTCGTTTTAATGCCGCCATCGGCAACGAGCTTAGCATCGCGATCACTCTTTGCACACTCTAATATTGATTGAAGAGTTGGCATGCCATGGCCAGTTTGAACCCGGGTTGAGCAAATCGAACCTCCGCCGATTCCGACCTTGATGCTGTCTGCTCCCCAATCAGCCAAATCATTAAAGCCCTCTAGTGTTGCGACGTTCCCTGCCATAATATGTATATGAGAGCCAAACGCATCCTTCAGTGTTTTGAGAGCGCGCTCCATAAGGGTGTGGTGTCCATGGGCGATATCAACACACAAGATTGTAGCGCCGGACGCAACACAGGCAGAGGCTCTATGTTCAAAATCTCCTGAAACGCCGACTGCAACTGCAACATCATCCATCTCTCGGCGCAGATGTTCAATCATCCTTTGCTGATCGTCAATTGTGTTATATCTATGGATGACTCCCAATCCCCCATAGTTAGCCATAGTTTGGACCATCGTTTCCTCTGTGACCGTATCCATAGGGCTTGAAATGATTGGTAGTTTTAACTGATGAGGGCCTAGGTTATTTCCAATATTAATCTCTTGGCGACTCTCTACATCTGAATAATTCGGCGTTAACAGAACATCATCAAAACTAAAAACTTTTTCAAAATTGCCGGCAATAGAACCGGCCGAATTAATTATCATTATTTGTTTTCTTCTCCTCGGTATATTTTTTAAAATCATTAATTGTTTTTAAAGCAGAACTCCAGCACTCTGGGCAATACAAATTAACCTTTTGTTCTTCTGACCTGACAACAACACTCCAAGACATCACCATCTCTTTGTTCTTCTTGTCAAACGGTTTTTGGCAAACTAAACAATTTTCTGGTAGGCTGTCAAAGAGACCTATCTTTT